TTGACACATATCCTAGCGCCTATGCTAATATGGCTGCATCTAAATACTGCAAAGACCCTAACTATGCAAAAGGTAGTAAGGGCAAAAAGAAAAAGAAAAAGTAATGGGCGCTCTTAAGGATTGGGTAAAACAAGACTGGGTTCGTATCGGTACAGACGGAAAGATTAAAGGTAAATGTGGTACTTCTAAGGATAAGAAGAACCCCGATAGATGTTTACCAAGAAGTAAGGCAAACAGTCTGAGCCAATCCCAAAGAGCAACCACTGCTAAGAAAAAGAAGCGAGAGGGTTCAAAGGGAAAAACTGTGGTAAAGAACACAAAACCTGCTACAGTGAAGATGCGTCAAGGCGGGTTAGCTAGGAGACGAAGATGAGTACCAGACAACAACAATTAATATCTTTAGCAAGAGACGGCAACGCAGAAGCTTTATCAGATTTATTTAAAGAGTATCCCGCTGCTTATAAAAGAGTAACTGAAAAAGAAGGTCTTAAAAACGGAGGACTTGCTAGGAGAAAAAGAAGTATAGCACGAGGTTGTGGTGCTATTATGGAGAATAAACGTAAGAAAACTTTATATACTTAGGAGACAAGTATGGCAGATTTAAAGATGGTAGAAGTAGGTACGGATAAAAATGGTAACTCTTTGTATAATGTTCGAGACAACAGTAAGGGCGGTGAACTTGTTGTTGAGAAAGCTTTAAGCTTATCAGAAGCAGAAGCGTTAATGAACGGTGGATCAACTTCTAGTTACAAATCTATGTCTAAGTTAGAGTTAGAAGCAATGATGCGTGAGCATGGCGTAGAACTTGATAGACGAAAGAGCAAAAAAGAGTTATTAGAAGAAGTAGAGAACTTCTTTAAGGAGTAATAGATGGCTACTTCAGGAACTACCGCCTTTGATATGGACTTCACGGAGATCGCTGAAGAAGCGTGGGAACGTGCAGGACGCGAAATGCGTTCTGGGTATGACTTAAGAACTGCCCGTAGGTCTATGAATTTGATGACTATTGAGTGGCAGAATCGTGGTATAAACCTATGGACTATTGATGAAGGTACGGTCAGTCTTGTAAAAGGTACATCCGAATACACACTCCCTGCAGATACAATAGATCTGCTTGACCAAGTTATTAGGACCAATGCGGGCAACACGTCTACACAATCTGATCTCACCTTAAGTCGTATAGGTGTGAGTACTTACGCAGCTATTCCTAACAAGTTAGTACAAGGTAGACCTATTCAAGTATGGGTAGAGCGACTTGCTGCTGCGCCGAGTATTAATCTTTATCCTGTGCCTGATAGTAATGACTATGTTTTTAAGTATTATCGTATGCGTAGAATAGAAGATGCAGGTAGTGGTGTTGAGACCGCGGATATGAATTTTAGATTTTTACCATGTCTTGTAGCGGGTTTAGCTTATCATATAGCTATGAAAGTTCCTGAACTTACAGATCGCATTGTTATGTTAAAAACAGTGTATGATGAACAGTATAATCTAGCTGCAGGTGAAGATAGAGAGAAGACTTCAGAACACTTTGTTCCTCGCGTAGGGAGGATATAATGTCTAATGCTTTTGCATCCATAAAAAGAGCCATAGCAGAATGTGATATTTGTGGGTTTCAATTTAAACTTAAAGAATTACGCAGTTTAATTGTTCGTGGACGAGATACAAACACGCTTGCATGTCCTGAATGTTGGAGTGCAGATCATCCTCAAAACAAACAAGGAATGTATCCTGTAAGAGACCCACAGGCAATCCGTAACCCACGTCCTGATTTTGCAGGGCGAGAAAGTAGTAGAAATATACAGTGGGGATGGAATCCTGTAGGAGACAGCAAAAACATCTACAATCTAACAGTTAATAATCTACAAGCTACAGGTGCAGTGGGTGATGTTACGGTAACGACGGGGTAAGACATGAATTATACTTCTCTTAAAACAAACATAGCAGACATTTGTGAAACAACGTTTACTGATGACCAACTTGCTATGTTTACTCAACAAGCGGAGCAGAAGATACACAATGCTGTTGAATTACCCTCTATGCGTAATGTAGATAGTGGACCTTTAACCGCAACAAATAAGTTTTATACTACACCTGATGGGTTTCTTTACACTTACAGTATTGCTATAATTGATAGTAGCACATCACATTATTTATTAAATAAAGACGTTAATTTTTTGCGGGACGCATACCCTGTAAATACAAGCGCAAAGTATGGTCGTCCTAAGTTTTATGCTTACCACAAAACTACTGGGTCAAATGTAAATTTAATGTTAGCTCCAACTCCAGATCAAAATTATGAGATTGAACATACATACGCTAAATATCCTACATCAATAGTAACAGCAGGTGGCACATATCTAGGAGATAATTTTGATTCTGCTCTATTAAATGGTGCTTTGGTAGAAGCTATACGGTTTCAAAAAGGTGAACCTGATGTAGTTGCTATGTATGAAAAACAATATGTACTCGCTATTGGGTTATTAAAAAATTCAATAGATGGTAAACTACGTCAAGATAGTTATCGTTCTGGACAATTTAGACAAGGCGCAGGTTAGATGGCTTTTACTGGTAATTATATGTGTACGTCTTTTAAGGTCGCTCTTTTAAATGGAGAGATGGATTTTAGCAGTGATACATCACAGTCATTTAAAATTGCTTTATATACGTCGAGCGCAACTCTTGACGCTTCTACGACGGTATACTCTACAACCAACGAGGTCTCAGGCACAGGTTATACAGCAGGTGGTAACACGTTAACAATAGCTACTAATCCTACAAGTGACACAGATGGGACTGTAGCATACCTAGATTTTTCCGACACGACATGGACAAGTTCTTCAATAACAGCAAGAGGGGCGCTAATATATAAGTCTGGAGGTACTAATCCTGCAGTTGCTGTGTTAGACTTTGGAGCTGATAAAACGACAAGTAGTGAAACTTTTACAGTTACTTTCCCTTCTTCGTCTGCTACTACTGCAATAATAAGAATCGGTTAGAGGATTAAAATATGGTAAGTGTATATACAAATCATCTTAGATTAGAAGAGATAGGCACAGGTGAGCAATCAGGTGATTGGGGGGCTACAACTAACACAAACTTAGAACTTATTGCTGAAGGTTTTAGTTACGGCACAGAAGCAATAGGAGATGCAGACACTACTATTACAATGGCAGACGGAGCTTCAGATGGGGCAAGATCTTTGTATCTTAAAATTACGTCGAGTACAAATCTTACGGCAACTCGAACTATAACTTTAGCTCCAAACACAGTATCTAAAGTATGGATAATAGAGAACGCTACTGATGGATCACAGATTATAACAATTAAACAAGGTTCTGGCAGTGGGGCTTCTGTAAATATTGCCAACGGGCAAGTTAAGATGATAGCCACTGACGGTGGTGGTACAGGCGGTATTGTTTATGATCTGTTAACAGATGTAGAACTCGCGGGTACAACCACCGCCACCGCTTTGACTGTAGATGATGTAGCCATAGACGGTAAAGTTATTACTATGACAGGTTCCACGGGTGACACAGCTGTAATGACTGTAGGTACTAACGGTACTCTAACTGTTACAACCACTGACACAGCCGCTGCCGCCGCAAATATAACTATAACAGCAGATGGTACATTTGAAGCTGCGGGTACAACAGTTACTTTAAATTCTTCTGGCGGTATTACTTTGGATGCAGATGGAGGGACAATAACATTCGCTGACGGAGGAGCTTCTCTTGGAACAATAACTTCGTCTGGGTATAGTGGTACAGCAGCTGTAGCTACCACAGTTACCATAACTGATAACGAAAGCACAAATGAAGATAATGCAATTATTTTTACTGCGGGTGGGGACGTTGATGGTGGTAATATAGGATTAGAGAGTGATGGGACTCTTACTTATAACCCTTCTACTGGCACGGTTACAGCCACAGGTTTTTCTGGTAATTTAACAGGTACTTTACAAACCGCTGCTCAAGCAAATGTTACAAGTCTAGGAACTTTAACAACTCTCACTGTAGATAACGTTGTTATGGATGGCGCAGTTATAGGACATACAAGTGATACTGATTTAATAACGTTATCAAGTGGAGTGGTTACAGTAGCGGGCGAGTTAGACGCAGTTACAGGAGATTTTTCAAGCGGAGTAGATGTTGCAGGTACACTAACCACCGCCGCAATTACTGCTTCAGGTGTAGTTGATGTAACTGACACTACTGACGCAACCGATGCAACAGGAGACACAGGAGCATTACGCACTGAAGGCGGAGCTAGTATAGCTAAAAAGTTGTTTGTTGGCACAGACTTATCAGTAGGTGGTAATCTCACCATTCCTGATGACGGGTTGTTTGCAGCTACAAATACTTCAGGTAACATTCTTGTAGCAGATGGTACAAACTTTAATTCTATCGCAGTATCTTCCTTAAGTGAAATTTCAACCGCTGCTAATGATGACGTGCTTATAGCTATAGACACTTCGGGTGGAGGACTTAAAAAAATATCAAGAAGTACCATTATTGCAGGTACAGGCTCAAGTTCCGATTTAGCTAACGTGGTAGAAGATACATCTCCTCAACTTGGTGGAGATTTAGATGTTGTTACACATTCTATTATAACAGATGCATCAAATAGAGATATAAATTTTCAAACGCATGGCACAGGTGTTGTTGTTATTAAAGGCAATACTGATAATAGTGGAACTAATGCAGGAGCTATAAAGTTAAATTGTTCAGCAAATACTCATGGTCAAACCTTAAAAGCACAGCCACACTCTGCAGGAATTACAAATACTATGTTGTTACCTATAGGTAGTAGCTCCACACTAGTATCTCTTGTGTCTACAGACACATTACAAAACAAAACTTTTCTTGATCTTGCAACTATAAAAGATACTACAGATGATGCTAATGGGGCAATACTACAGTTTGTAAAAGATAGAGGAGCTGCTGCTGCTGATGGAGATGACGTAGGTACAATACTATTTACTGGTGATAATTCTGCACAAGAACAAACAAATTTTGCTTCAATAGTTGCTGAAGTTTCTGAATCCGCGGATACTGATGAAGCAGGAAAGTTATCTTTCTTTGTAGCCGAAAGTAATGGTACTTCAAGCCAGTTAACAGCAGGACTAATCCTTGAAGGTGAACATAACCAAGATGGACAAGTAGATGTAACAATAGGCGCAGGGTCAGGGTCAACAACAATTATTGCGGGCGACTTACAAGTATCAGGTACAACCACTACAGTAAACTCGACCACTGTTAATTTAAACGATCATAATATCGTGTTAGATAGCGGTAATAGTACAAGTGCTGTAATAAACGGCGCAGGTATAACTATTGAAGGTGGTAGTGGAGATGACGCTACGTTTACGTATAATACAACAGGTCCTAAATTTGAATTAAAGTTAGGGTCTGCACATGAGGATTTACAAGTTGCAGGATTGATTGCTACCACAGGAGTATTTAGTGGTATATTAAAATCAGATGATACTACAGAAGCTACAAGCACAACTGATGGTTCCTTACAAACTGATGGTGGGTTGTCTGTAGCTAAAGATTGTGTGTTTGGGGATGACGTTAAATTATTGTCAGACGCTGCGGTTCTTAATTTTGGGGCAGACAACGATGTTAACCTTACTCACGTAGCTGATACAGGATTGTTATTAAACAGCACTAGGCAGTTACAGTTTGGTGACAGTGGAACGTATATACATCAATCTGCTGATGGTGTACTTGATCTTGTTTCTGATACAGAATTAGAACTTAATGCCACGACCATAGATATTAATGGTAATGTTGAAATTAGTGGTACACTAGCACAAGCAGATACCGTAACGATGGCTACAGACAAAAAGATACAGTTCCGTGATACTGGTCTTCATATTAGCTCAACTGCTGATGGGCAGCTTGATCTTGTTGCAGATACTGAAATTCAAATCGCAGCCACAACTATTGATATTAATGGTGCTGTAGAAATAAGCGGAGCTACAACGCAAACAGGTATTTCTACATCTGCCGCTAAAGATGTATTTAATGCAGGTATGTCTGTAAAGAATGGATCAACCTCTGCAGGGTTTATTGAATTTTTTGAAGATTCTGATAATGGTACAAATAAAGTTACTCTTGTCGGTCCTGCTTCGACATCAGATATAACTATAACTTTACCTAGTTCAGCAGGAACATTAGCTACAACAGCTACAGCAGCTACTACTGGAAAAGCCATAGCTATGGCTATTGTATTCGGATAACAAGGAGTAAAACATGGCACATCCAAATATAGTTAATGTATCGAGCATTCACGCCCAATCTATAGGATTTAATTTATCAAGCACAGCGACCACCACGCTGTTCACGGTTGGTGATGATCGAGTTTTAAAAATAAACACAATCATGGTAGCAAATGTCGATGGAACAAATGCAGCAACAGTTGATTTGTTTGTCACAAAGGCTCAAGTTGATACAGAAGATGACGCACTAGTAGGAGCATTTACTACAAACATAGACATCACTGGAAGTTTTTACTTAGCTAAAACAATCAGTGTCCCTGCTGACGCTACTCTCGTTCTACTATCTTCTCCTATATATTTGTGCGAGGGAGATATTCTAAAAGGTGGAGCAAACGCAGCAAGCGATTTAGATTTGTTTGTTTCTTATGAATTAATCAATGATGCCTAATGAAAGTTAGCAGATGGGTAAGTTTAACAAGGGTGGTTATCTTGGTGGATTTGACCAACTAAGAGCACCTGACGCACCAACAATAGGTGCAGCCACACAAGGTGATACAGAAATTAGTGTAGCATTTACCGCAGCAGCAAATGCAGGGTCGGGAACTGTTTCTAGTTTTGTAGGGACAGGTGTAGATTCTTCAGGCAATTCTTTCGGTGCTTCAAGTTCGTCTAGTCCAGTAACAGTAACTGGGTTAACAAACGATACACAATATACATTTTCTGTTATAGCTATAAGTGAGTTCGGTACAAGTCCTTCAAGTGCCACTGTTACTGGAACTCCTAACCCTCTTTCTAGAGGGCTTTTTGGCGGTGGAACTCTTTATGGTAATGCAGATAATGCTATAAAATATATCACAATTCCTACCACAGGCGATGTTACAGATTTTGGAGATTTAGCTCAAGAAAGAAGACAAACAAGTTCTGTTTCTAGTGCTACAAGAGGTGTTTGGATAGCAGGTAATACAAATAACGCAATGAACGTAATAGAATATGTTACTATAGCTAGCACAGGAAATGGCACAGACTTTGGAGATACTACGGATACTTGGAAAGAACTTTCTGCTTGTGGGAGCGCAACTAGAGGCATAGCAGGAGGTGGATACCGATCTTCGTATGTTAATATTATGGAATACATAACAATAGCAAATACAGGTAATTCTACAGATTTTGGAGATTTAACATCAGCAAGAAAAGACCCTTCAGCAACAAGTTCTCCAACTAGGGGAGTTTGGTTTGGAGGTAATTCAGGTAGTCGGGTAAACATAATGGATTACGTTACTATATCTTCAACTGGTAACGCTACAGATTTTGGAGATACTAGCGCTGCTAAAGATAGATCAGCAGCTTGTGCTAGTAATACAAGAGGAATTACTGGGGGAGGAAACACTACAGGAGGAGATATAAATGTAATGGAGTTCATTACAATAGGCTCTACTGGTAATACTACTGATTTTGGAGATTTAATTGACACAAGAAGGGAAATGGCTGCGACTTCAAACGCAGTTAGAGGTGTGTTTTTTGGAGGAGTGACAGGGGGTTCTGGTAACGTAATACAGTATGTAACTATTGCAAGCACAGGGGACGCATCTGATTTCGGCGATCTTGACGCAAACAGGCAACAAGCGGCGGCTTGTTCAGATGCGCATG